AATTAACATCGTATTCGAATGCTGATGATATCTTTCTTCTTATTTCTGCAGCACAATCTACGACTAATGGGTCTGCAGGTCTTTCGTCTGCTCCAATAGTAAGCACATACTGGTGATATTTTGGATCAAAACCACCTATGTTAAAACTGTTTTTATTTGCAAACAAGTTTTCCTTGAAAAAAGACTTCATACCTTGGTAGGATATAGGCTCAAGCCCATCGCCCCCAAGCCTGAGAACCGTTCCTCTGTGTGCGTCTGTAAAGTACATTCTTCCTTGAAAGTTACTAAAGCTTTCTGGATGTCTAGATATTCCGTATTCTCCAGCAAATGCAACATCTTGCCCAAGAACCTGTTCTATTTGCGTTAGGCTTCCAGACCCATCCGGGCTTGATAGCAGGTTTTTACCATACAACACCTTTGACACTCTGTCTTCTTGAAAGACTATAAGGTCTGTGTCCCTTGCAAATAACTTCTGTATAGAACCATATTTAAGATCTAAAAACTTTGTTATGCCTCTACTCGCATTAAACTCATTGAGAGAATTATAACCTGTGTTCTCGTTGAAAGATCCGCTGAACACAAGCTTGTTCGTATCCTCTCTCTTTTCATAACCCTCTATCAGGGCAATGTTTGGTCTAGTTTGTATGTCAAGGGCTTTCTTAAACCTATCGTCTAGTATACGAACACCTTCAATTCCATCGCCAAAACTAAAACAGTTACCAAAACCTATCTTGCATACGGCAGGAATGTACGGCAATGATTGATTTGAAACATTACCTAAATGAACCCCATTGCTTATTTCAAATGTTTCTTCTGTTTCGTAAAAGATGTCGTTATCGATTTCGTCAGGGTCAGTCTCAAATATCACCAAGTCGTTTGACAATATTATATTAATCTTCATAGACAAATCCCCTGTCTGGGCTTTATTCTTTCTTTCATTTGGCTTTACGTGTAAATACCACCTGTCACCTGTAATTGTTTTCTGATAGAATGTAAGTGTAAAATGTTTTTCCTTTGTACCTTCATTCTTAGGCACAATGTATTGAACGGCATTTACGTTGCCAGATCCAAAATCATCAACTACGGAACGAACAAAATTTGTTTCAGCCTCGAACCACTGCTCGAGAGCATTTCTGTTTGTTTCGGTGTTGTTTTGGTATTCTTTCTGAACAATATATTTTTTAACAAATTTGAATGCTTTTTCTTCACCAAATAGTTTACTTTCGTGGTAGTCAATTTCAAACGCAATACTTGTGTCAGGCAGAAGGTCAATATCGTAATAACCATCATCATCCCAATCACCCAGATCTCCAGGTTTTTGCTTTTGTAATATACCGTATTCTGTTTTCTTGTTTTCATTACCAGGAAGATTAATAGTCATTACTCTGTCCATACCTCCTTTTGATGGCCACATTGGCCTATGATCCCTGTTGTAATAATTTACATAGTTGTCTTCTACAAAATCCATAACAAAACCAAGCGGTCTTATTTTCATGTACAGCCCAGACCTTTCAATAATATTCCCATTAGTAGCATCTATATTTCCAGCTATCCAACCTTCTTGATCTCCTTCAAAGTCAGGCGGAACAAAATCTTGTGCACCTTTGGTAGTGACATCAAGCACCTTACACTTCACTTCTCTGTCCATTATACCATCACCATCTCTTTTTACAAAAAGAGTCATCCCTTTCTCAACCTTGCCTATATTTGCTCCCTCCAAAAGAACCCACCTGTAAACACCATCTTCATAAAATACTGTACCGTATATGTTAAAATGAGGTCCTTTGTTTTGTTTTACAAAAAACTTGTAGCGGTCAGCCCAATAAGGCGGTTGATGTCTGACAGTTAATTGTAAACTATTTAGCTTTGTTGAACCTGAGGGAGGGCAAAAAACTTCAGTTCCCTTTTCTCCAAAGTTTTTGCTAGGTAGCAAAACACTTGAGTAACGCCCATAACCATCCAAATAACACATTCCAACCTCGTAGCTTCTGTTTGATTTAAGAGACAAAGACGAGGAGCTTTCTTTAAGGGTTGCCGCTGCTACAGTAAATTTAAACTGCTCATCCTCTGTTTCCTCTGTTACGACCTCAGGATCTGGGTCGCCATCATAAACAGCAGTAAGCACAGGCGCCCTCAAAGTAAATGTATTTGTTGTTGTCGCTGATGATTCTAATGAGAACTCACCGTACTCCTCTCTTATTATTGGCAGATTTGGCTTAAAAACAGTTTCTACATTATTCTTGAAAAACCCATTTAATGCATCCAGAAGTTCTATGAAATCAGCAGATTCAGTAAATTTTTTAATATTTTGATAGTTCTGAGAGAAAACAATACCAACTACTATCTCAAGTTTTCCACCGCCGTATGTTTCTGGCTCTACTCCTTCTGTTTCAGAAAAAAGATCTATGCCAAAAGTAATCGATCTTCCTTTTTTTAACTCTAATCCAGATCCGTCAAACTCACAAGTTATAAGATCTTCACTTATCTCAATTACAAAAGGCTCACCTGTATACTCTGCCGAAACAACTTCAGCCGAAAAGTTTATATTGATCTTCTCTTTACTTTCCTCTTCATCTGTCAAATCATATTGTGATGTTGTATTACCGAATATCAATCTATCACCAATAAACTCTTGTGACTTTGCGGTCAAAGGAATATCGTCGTATATTCTATTTACTTCGTCGGCAGGTAGAGTTTTGTATATTTTTTTATTTGTAAACTCGTATGTGTAATCCCTATCGTCTAAAATAGATTTTTCTTTTTTATTAATGCTTTCAACCACATAAAGGTTTGGTTCTGTTGGAAACTTAAAAAGCAATTGAACATCTGTAACCCTTTTGTCTCCTGAATCGTATGTAATTTTGTAGCCATTAAAAATATTCTGCATGCCTTCATTAACCATAGATGCAAAATCCACGTCTGATTCCCCGGGGAAAAACTTAAAGTATGTAAAAGAAGATGGTGCAGAGTAGCCACCGTCTAAGTATCTGTATCTATAACCAAAAGAAAAGAAGTTTTCACGCACAGCATTCTCTGTTGAATTTGCTGTATTGAAGGGTACAACAACAGGTGCTTTTCTCGGAGGCTTTTTGTAAAGAGATATATCGTCCTCGTAAAAATTGTTTTTACCAAATGCTTTTGCTCTTTCGATATCAACCATTCTAGGTTGATTCAGTCCATCAGTAAAAAGAAGCAGTTTTGACTTCTTGGCAGGATTATAAACTACATTAACACCTGTAATCTTGTAATCTTTGTTAAACTTTAGTATCTGCTCATCTGTGTCTCTTTCGTCAGCAAGAACAGTTGAGGTTATAGCTTTTTTTACATCATGCTCAAAGACGTAGGAATACCCAAGGTCATTTACAACAAACCAATATATTCTTTCGTCACCTTCGTCAGATACCGAGCCTATACATTCAGGGTTATTGCCTAGCCCTAAAGATGTGACCTTAACGTTACCCTTTTCATTTTCTATAGCACCAGCATCAGAACCTGAAGTATTTAAGACTCTAATATTATAGCCGTCAATAAACTCGCCACTAGGAATAAGACGTTCATCGATGTCCTTGTTCATTTTCCCGGTGGAAAATAGATTTTTAATTTTCATACTACTTTATCCACTTATCTCTACCCCTAAGAATCCTGGTTAGATCCCCAATTGTGATAGAGCTTAATCTGATTTTCGCGTTCCTTAAAGATGCAAGGGCTTGTTTTTGCGCTCTACGTACTATATATTCCTGCACACCAAACTTTTGCTTGAGTACGTTGGAAACCATATAGTCATACATAAACGTTTCTGCTAGCTTGTGTATTTTGATCTCGTTGTCTGCAAGACCATACATACCATCTGAAACGTATTCTATAATAATGTTTTTATCTGATAAATCTGAGCTAAATAAAATATAGCCCTGGTTTTTATCTAAAACATAACTTCCGTTGCTAGATGCGGAGGCTGTATCCATCCCAAACCTTTTACCAACTAAATTGTTTTCCGGCTCGCTAACTTTTCCTGATTTTGCGTCTCGCCAATTTTGCTCGATAACAGGAGTGCCAGTAAGCGCATTGTCGTCGTTGTCCATCAAAATATTTTTGAATGGCGTATTATCCTGCAAGTAACTCTTTGGAGTGGCTGTGTTGAAGTTTTGTTTTATTTCGTAAGTAAGACCCTTGTCGCCCACGTAAGACACTTTCACAGCGCTTACAAAGTCGTGTGGCAGGTGAACCTTCAGTGTCGCTGGAATTTCTACCTCAAAACCTCTTATTTCACGTAGAGCGTCGTAGTGTAGCTCTTGTAAACCTCTTTTGGCGTGGAATATAACCTCGTTTCTATCTACTTTATTGATAACCTTGTCGTCACCTACATACGTCAACAAAAAGTTGTTGATAATGTCCTGTAACAACATATATTGGTATGTTCCCCAATTGTCAGACCTTGGCTCTGTGCCGCTGTTTTGATAGTATTCTCTTTGATCTATATGTGTTCCAATTGTAGGCATGTCTTATGAGTTTTCTTTAACAAAGTTATTTTGCTCTTCGTTTGTAGCAAGCTGAACAACATCCGCCTCCCTAATACTGAGTCCTGCAAACTTGCATATCTTAATGACAAGTTCTGTTTCGTCTGAAGCTGGGATTTCAAAATCAGTAGAGCTATCTTCATTGTATACAGGATCTCCTGCTAACATAGTGTGACCCCAATGTGGATCTAGTGGTTTTCTGACATAGTTAGCTGATACTGTGGTTATTATACTGCTGGGACTAACAAATAAACTGTTGTCAGTTCTTTTGTATATAGGGTATGTTACAGATGGTTTTGTAAGATTGCTGTTCACAATCATGTCGTACTTATGATTTGCGACCTCTTGCACTATTTTACCACCATATACCACATTAATAAGTTTATACAGGTCATCTGGTGTGTTAAAATGATCTGCATCGTAGGTTAGCGGGGCGTTCTTTGTGAATATATCTATTTTATTTTGAATATGAGAAACGCTATCACCATAGTTCAGCGCTTTCTTTCTTGAGTTTTGTGCAGCTACAGCTCTAGAATAATCAGAAAAATATTGCTCGAATATTTCTAACTGAGATTGCTTTGCAAAATAATCAAATTCTAATGGTGATACATACCCTCTATTGTCCTTGTTTAGCAAAAACAAAACAGTGTTTCTAACGCTATTAATCATAGGATATATTTTCTACAAAAGTACAAAAAAAAAGAGGTCACAATTTGCGACCTCCCCCTTTCACGGATTTGTTTGTGCTTATAGCTTATTCGTGATATTTTGAAGCACATCCAGACCTTCGTCTGTCTTAAAGAACAAAGCTAAGGAATGATATAGGTTCTCTCCAAATGGAGCCACCATAATTTTATTGTTTTTATTATCAGCCCACGTAACTGTCCTATTGTCACCCTTGACATGAAGTATTCCCATCTCTACAGCTCTAACAGCTATGTTTCTAAGCTTTAGGTTTTCATCATCAGCAAGAGTCATAAACTCTGATGGATTGTTTTTAGCCCAAATAATCATGTCTCTTCTTAACTCAGATGATGTTAAAAGACTAACATTAGACTTCATGATGACCCTAGCAACAGCTTCAAGGTCGTCTATATCCATATCTTTTGCTGCTATCTGTGCGTCTAGTTCAGAGTAAATACTCTCAACCTCTTTACTTGCATTCTTCTCTTTATCTAACTCTGTAAACTTCTTATTAAAGTCAGGGTGTATAAGTAAAAACTTCTGCAAGTTTACATTCCAATCGGGAACAATAAGTTTTCCGTTCTCAAAAACAATAGGCTCTAAAGTAGCAACGCCGTCTTGCTCATCTACAAAAGGACTTAGTTGATTTGTTGCATAACGCAATGCTCTATTTAGCTTGCCGTCAAAATAAGTGAGAGGTTTTCTGCCTGTGTGTTTTACCGATATCATTGATCGGATGGGTGATTTGTTGCCAGTTAAAATGAACACCCTTGTTTTTTGTTCTAAATCTGGGAAAAGTGCATTATACCCAGATACTGTAATAGTTTTTGACATTTTATTATAATTTGATTTAATTTAAAAAAAAGGAGGGAAACTTAAATAAGCCCCCTCCTTATGTAATATTACTGCAACAAGATGAAGTTATTTACACCCATTGTGCAAAGCGCACGCTCTGACAAGAAGTGAGCCTCCATGTTGTCTTTATCAGTAGTCGCTGCACCACCTGCAGAACCAACAACCCAAGACTTATATTTTCTGTCTTCAGTTGGCGATACTCGGTAGCGAACGTGTAGGAATGGACGCTTAGCGTTTTCTCCCATTACTTGATCATAAACAGTTGTA